TCTCGTCTCCACCATACCTGGCAATATCAACTCCTAAATAATACCTGGCATTTACCTGTCTGTCTTTAAGCCATGACCATTCCATGAATGTCATGCATCTCTTAATCAATTCAGTCTGGAAAAATTGATTCCATTCATCAGTAAATTCACCTAGATATTCTTGCATATACTCTGCTTTTGTGAGTCTTTGCTTCTCTTTCCTCAAGAAATCACTAGGTATTCTGACACAATCCTCACTACTGACATGAAAATGCTTGAAATCGGGGTCTGTAAAACTATTGTAATAATATCCGCCCTTGCCAAAAGGCGTGGATAGTAAAATGAGCCATCCCATGCCTCTCATTTTTCTAGATACGGCTATCATCGGTACAACTGCCTTCCATACCTCTTCTGGAATATACGCCGCTTCATCAGCTATCAATAAATCTATAGTAAAACCTCTGATAAAATAGCCTGTCCTACCAGCCGGAAGAGAATATATAATAGATTTATTCTTTAATTTAATCCTGGTCAATGTAGGTTGTTCTAAATAAGGATTCTTACCTATATCCACTAATCTATCAAAACTTGCCTTGACCTTCTCAAACAATAATGCACTCTGTCGCTGACTCGCTGCTATAATCAATGTGACTGTGCCTGGATTCTCTTGTGCAAATAATTTGGCTTTCTCAGATACAACTTCGCTCTTACCAACCTGTCGCCCGCATCTAAGGCTCATATTACCCTGATGTGATAATACCTGTTCCTGCCACTTGTCCCACTTAAATTCAGGTAACTGTGCCAACTGTTTCTTTGGTGTTCTCTTGGATTTCATTGTTCTTAGTAAATATAATCTCTTCTAACTTATGCGCCAGGCTGGTAGCTTTCTGGAATGCTATAACTGCATCATCTGCATAAACCTTAATCTCTCCTGACCACTTGCCTTTAGCATTTATCTTAATACTGCAACTATCTAACTGTTCATTAATCTTTATATCCATAGTTTTCACCTTTCTTCCAACATTCTTTGCATAAAAACCTGACATCTCCTCTCAATTCAACCTCAACCTCTGGTGATGCTAGTTTACTAGAGCATTCCTTGCATATTCTAGGATAACTCGATAATGATGTTCTAGTCTGCTGGATTCTTATTTTCAATTTCTAATAAAATTATCTGGATGGGTGGATAAACACAACAACAAAACCATTCAAGATTCGTTTTAATGACCCCATACACAATGGGCTACGCCCGGATGGTCGAAGACTATCCGGGGGTTGCCGAGCATCCCGGTAGGGATGCGAGGGAATAGAGCAATAAGGGGAGATACAATGATTGACTTTAGTCTCATTGGTGAATGCCCGAACAGCGAGCTGAGCTTATAAATCAGCGAGGAACGCCCTTATTTGATTGCAAAGCAATCTAAGGGTTGCGTAGTAGCCCATTGTGTATGGGCGTGGATTTTATACTATTCTATCTTCTAGTCACCTGTCAAATCCTTGTCTGTTAGCTCAATCTTATTCTTTCTAGTCTTTATCCATCCTAGAGTCACTAGTGCTGCTCTAGTACTCTTGAGAGTCTTGGGGTGAGTTCCACATTCATACATGATAGCACGCTTGAGTTCTTGATACTTGATATATACTTTACCTGGATTCCTCTTCCTCAACCGCCACATGACACGCTCTAGTTTATTGATTGTCATATCTTATGCCACTTCCTGTTGCACTTAATACACTTGAGTACTGACACTTCTTTCTTGAAGTGTTGTAACACTAGTTGACTGTCGCATATCGGACAAATGACTATATTCTCTTGCATTTTATTGTTAAATTATCATGAAACTTGCTATAATGCTTATAAAACCAACCATTCCATCCTTGATATTTTAATCCACAATATGAACAAATAAATCTTTTCCTTTTCATATTGGTTTGACGCTCTTTGGTATGACATTGGCAAACTTACCTCTTTCTGATACATCTGTGATGGTTATAAACGAACATTTCTTACCTATGAGCAACTTATCAGGGTCAATCTCTTGACCTGCAACCAATGAAGCTCCAAACTTTGTCAATAGTTTTCCTAGTTTACTAGTTGTGCATATGAAGGTTGGATAACCAGCTTTGATTTTAATAGATTTATCACCAATCACTTTCTCAATCACTATGTCTGTGTACTCGTATGGTGATGTCCTGTATTCAACTGCAATGATGATTCCTTCATGCAATCCATCAGGGATTACAATATTCTCTTTGATTTCTAATTTCATATTTGACCTACCTCTTTGTTGTATGTGCCTTTGTAAACTATTGTATTGCTGTCAAGCATTGTGATGGTTTGTATCTTTGCTTTTCTTTTCATTTATTTTACCTCGTTAGTATTTTCTTAGCTTTCTCTAGCTTGAGCATTCCTCTCTCTGTTATTCCATAGAACACTTTATTTGACGAGATAGCTTCTACTCTGTAGAGCCATCCTTTAGATAACATCCCCCCTATTATCCTTATCAAATATCCGTAGTCCATGTCTAGCTTGCTGGATATTTTCATAAGATATTTTAGATGCTTGTCAACTACACTCAAGTAAACAAGTATCCTAGCTTCTGACTTCTTTATCTCCTTCTTTTCCATGTTGACCTCTTATTTCAATATAAAACCAAATCAGTCGCCACCCTAATGTGAATGACGACTGAATTTGATTAATTCGACCCATGACTACTACTATAACCATAGTACTATTTATACTTTTAGTCATTGTGAATTATATTTTAGAGTATCTATATATTTAAATCTCTTATTCAATTTAAATATCAATGAGCAATTAGATTTCTAGCTTTATTTATAAACTAGTTAACTAGGACAACACACAAAAGCCTTCAAGGGTATAATATAGTAATAATAGTATTTTGGTTTATAAATGACATAAAAAAAAGAAAGAAAGGGTCAAAAGTCTTGTTGACAAATTTCGCAAAGATTATCTTCTATTTCTGACATCCCACAACTAAAAGCTATCGGATCAAGTTCTCTAAGGACTCTGCCTGGTGAGAAAGTAAAATTGCCTACTTTAACATCAGTTAAAATCTCGTTCAAAAACTCCTCGTATTTCTCTTCGTCACATCTAGCACAAGTCTCTTCTGTTTTCATTGTTTTTTCACCTCACATGCCTTTCTAAATTTGCTTTTATTAAATCTATTGTTGTCTGCTTCAAACATATCGCAGAACTTATTAATTGCTTCATCTAATGTCTTGGATTCGCTTAATATCAATGCGAATCTTATATAATATTTTTTACTTAGGGTCATATCGACCACCTCCACAAAGAAAGGTGGTTGAGAATATCAGGATAAGCGTTCGTTAAGCGAATCATAGATTAAAATTTTTGATACATTTCATATCAAAAGATTTAACTGAAATGATTTGCGTGAATGCGAATCAATCGGGGTCAATAGGGGTGTCCCCTGTTTCTAAAAGAGCGTTGTTTACAACCACAAGAAGTATCACAAAAAATAATAGGCAAAATTCTATGCGTGCAATTAAAAGATTAGGCTCTAGCCATCTTACGACATGGCCTTGAGCCAGCCAATACATAGAATATAATAATATCATGTAACTTGTTACCAAGACTGCGTATATGTACGCAGTCGAGATCAATCGAAATGATTTCATGGTCACTCGTGCAGATAGTTTATATAGAATACTGCATCATCCAGCTTACAGTCTGTGCCATCTGTGCTTTTTATCTGCATCTGTAATATATCGCCTGCATTCACATCCAAGAATAAAGGTATTGATAAAGCCATCTCGTTGCCTGCTCCTGTTGTTGAGATGCCGAGCGGATAGCCTTCTGTCTTTGTCTGGGTGATGTTCTGGATGCGGATGTGATAATCTTTACCATTCAATGCCGAGATTGTGAGCGTGACCTGTCCTGTGTAATGTCCTTTATTGGCAATGACTATTTCATCATTAAGCATTGTTATTCCGTTAGAATGTAAGTCACTCCATAAATCATTAATTGCATTTGTTACAAATGTCCATGTGCCTACTCCACAAACAAGCGTATAATTCTTATCTTCATATCCACCGAAAGCGTGCCATGATGTATATTGCCTGGAAAACTTGCAGATAAACTCTTTAGTAGAAATTGCTTGTGTCTTGATGTGCGGGTCAATGTTTTCTCGTTGATTGTCATAACCTGCTGTGCCTTTCGGAGTAGTGCGTCTTTTAGAATTGCCCGATAATTGTTTGGCTGCTTGGTTTAATGAAACCATATCTTAAAAATTAATTTGTCATTGCTGAAATTTCTGACCAATATCCATTGCTTTTTAATATAAGCATAATTGTATCATTGTTTCCTGCTAGTGTGAAATCCCCTGATAATGTTAAATTCCCTCCTCCATCTTTTAATACAATATCTCTTCCAGAATTATTTGACCTTAATACCAATATTTGACCTGTCACTCCGCCATTTATTGTTGTTAAATCATCTGAGGCTGCATCTGCTTCAGTATCTACATTATGATAACTTTGAGTTACAGTGATTGCTCCACTTGAAATAGTTACTTCGGAATCCTCTCCTAATGAAATTAAACCTCCCTTGATTGTTCCATTAACTGACCTTGCATCTAATTCAGAAACATGAAGTTCTTTGACTGCTATTGATTGGAATACTTCATCATTTGGCATATTTCTTCACCTTCTTGGTTTTCTTGACTTCTTTGACTTCTTTTTTCTTTTCTTTTTGTCCAAACTCTTCCATAAGAGTTGGATCAATGTCGTTATGCCTGCCTTTAGCAACAAGAGAATCGTACATTCTTTTTCGGTTTTTATAGCTCATTTTAAACTCCTTCTTCAAATATAGCTACACCATGACCTCCAGCGTTTGGAATAATAAATATATTTGCTGGGTCTTTTGTGCCTAATGCTGCTGTGATAGCTGCTGTATCGCTAGCATCTCCATTATATAAAAGGGGAGCATTAGCCATTTTAAATACCTGTTATTGAGCAAATTGCATTCGTATCTGTGACTTGTATCTGTCCTACTTCCCAAGCTCTAATCTTATAGCTGACCCCTGGATCAACTATTGTTTCTACCTGTAGATCTACAACTGACTTCCATGTGCACGCTTGTTTAGCTAAGACTAATTGTGCTCCGCCATCTGTGACAGAGTTTGTTACTGCTAGTTGAGCTCCTAAAAGAGAGCCTACAACTCCGTTTTTAGTGACTGCATCAGTATAAAACTGTCCTGCATTCCTGATGTTTGCATTGCCTAACAACTGCGACTCTGCGGTTGGATGCAATAAAAGAAACAATTTCTTGAAATCATAATTGTCAATCTTAATCAATGATTTACCATTGAGTATGTCTTGAATTGGGTCTCTGT